GGTGTCAGATAGGAAATAGCTTTTGACTATTTGTGGCATACAAGGACAGTTGTACCCTATCTGACAATGTCATATTAGCATAAGGGTTACAAATATGTCATTGATTATTAATTAAATTCAGTTAAGATTCGCTTACTCACTTAGGGAGTCTTATGTCTAATTACCTTGCTACTGATGAGCAATTCATCGAATGTTGGAAAGAATTGGGTAGTCCAGATAGAGTATCAAGAGCATTGAAGATGGGTATTCGATCAGTCCATGCTAGAAGAAGGGCTTTAGAGTTAAAGTATCAAATAGAATTACCAACGACTAATCCGCAATCTACTGGTCGTACTAATATTAAAAAAATAGATCAAACCTCTGGTCATGTTCGCAGGGGTATTGAGATTCCAGATAAAGGTCGAGTCATAGTATTTTCTGATGCTCACTTTCAGCCAGGCGAAGTAACCACAGCTTATAAAGCACTATTAGCCATGATTAAGGCTTTTAAAGGCGAACTCAAAGCGATTGTAGCCAATGGCGATATGTTCGATGGAAGTCAAAATAGCGCACATAAGAGAATCAATTGGTCGCAAACTCCTACAGTAAAAGAAGAACTTGAAGCCTGTCAGGAATTTATGACAGGAATTGAAAATGCTGCCAGAAAAGATACTCCTTTAATATGGTGTCTGGGTAATCATGATGCTCGCTTTGAAACATTTCTGTCAAATTCAGGTGCAGCGACTTATGAGGGTATTCTCGGATTTAGCCTTAAAGATCATTTTCCGCTATGGAAATCTTGCTGGTCTTTTTGGGTCAATGAAGATACCTGCATAAAACACCGATGGAAGGGTGGTTTCGGTGCTACTAGGAGCAATGCCTTAAATAGCGGTATCAATTATATCTGTGGGCATACCCACAATTTATCCGCATTTCCTATTACCGATCTCAGTCCTGCCTTCAACATGGGAACGAGATGGGGTGTTCAAACTGGAACACTAGCCGATATTCATTCCGATGCCTTTATACATTATACAGAAGATGCACCAGTAGATTGGCGATCAGGGTTTGTCCTACTGTCATGGGAAAATGGCAGAATGTTAATGCCAGAGTTGGTTATGGTATCTGGTGAGGATGAGTTTGAATTCCGAGGATGTATAAACAAGGTATAAACATGACTACAATTGTTGGCGATTGGATTAATAAAGTCTTGGTTTCAGATAGTCAGTTTTCTGATGAAGATACTGGTATCAAATACTTTGAAGAAAAGATTGTCGCAATTGATGGTGGCTGGCTTGGAGTTGCAGGTAATTGGAGTGATTGCGAAAAGGTTGTTGAATATATCAATAAAAAAGGCAAAGTCAAACCTAAATTAAAGCCAGATAGTTCTTTTATTAAATTGACCAAAGAGGGTCTTTTTTATTGCGGTGATGACTTGGAATGGGAAAGAGCCAAGACATTTATGGCTATAGGGTCTGGAGCAATGGCAGCCGAAGTATGTATGCGAATGGGTCTGACAGCAGAAGAAGCGGTGAAATGGGCTTGTAATGTAGACTTAAAGAGCCACGAACCAATTAAAACTTACAACCTATAGGTATCAATTTTCTATACATATTGATACCTATATGTATAAATTTATTAAAAATTCATGCACTTTGACTTATTAAAGAGTTCTTTAATACTGGATAAATAAGAGTTTACCCAAAACTCACCAGCTTGTTTTACCTGCTCTAAAAATATTTCATACTGCTTATAAGTTGATTCAAAATCGTACATAGCAATCTCCTTTAAGTTATATTGCATTGCACCATTTTATCTTTTTTTTGTAAAGTTTTTAAACTTTTTTGTAAAGTATTAGACAAGCAATTGTAAAGTTTTACCAAAAGACAAGTATCAAAGCTATCGCCATACAAAAAAATAATGTAGCACCATCATATTCACTCATTGGATTAAACTCCCCATCATTACTCCATCAGTAATCTTTTCCCAATGATAACCTATTGATTCATTGGCAATTTCTAGGAGTTCTTCCTCAGTTATGTCATAGGTAGATTCGAATCGCTTGCGCCCAAGCCCATGTATCCCAGTATCTCCTCTATGGTGCTCTCGACACAAAGGGATGGCAGGACTATCTTTTCTCGGTCTAGTTCTTCGAATATGGTGAATTTCGGATGGTGTCCCTTCACCATATCCAAGGAAGAAACATAGGACACAGCCGAATCTGACAAGTTTGTCATAATGTTCCTTTTCCTTTTTGGTAGCCATTACATATTGCCTTGTCTGCGGTTTGAAGATAGGGTGCGCCAGATGTCAATAATTCGCATCTCATGATTTCTTTCATTATCTATCTTTTTAAACTGCTTTAAGGCATTTGTCCATGCTACAAGTGCTTCTTCGTATTTCTGGCTCGCTATGGCTTTTGCTTCCCTCTCGGCTACTGTCCCCTCAGCCAATAGAAAAGAATGCGCCTTGGCTTGTTTTAAGCCTTCCTCAAGGTATTTAACTTGACCTGCCCATGCTGCATGATTCTCATCTGAGTTTGCAAGGCGAGTAAGGGCTTGTTCTACCCTATTTTCATTGAGTTGTTCTAAGTTCATCGAATTGACACTAAATAAGCACCATAGTTTGCGACAGCATAGCCAAAATACATCCAAGCTAAACCAAAATCTTTTTTCCAAAAACTTTCAGCGCAAATATAAGCATAAATTAATCCAGTAAGGATGATTAAATTAGAACTCAAAATGTCTTACCGCCCCAGACTTGGGTTTCCAAATGACGAATATACGAGTCCTGGTGCTCAATATGTTTGAGCAGCTTGTCATAAGCTAATCGCCAGTAGTCGGCATCCATCTTTACTTTTTTTAGTTCTTCCTGAAGTCGGTTTACTTCCATACTGTCCATTCCCCCCGATTCCCTTTTGACCATTGATCTGCGAAAGATTGTTTTAATGTCATCCATAATTTGATTGTCCTTTCACCACGAATATAAACTTGAAACTTTTTAAGACCCCAAGCCTTGCGGTATGCAAGCATTTGTCTTACAGCACATTGGAATTTATGCAATTCGACTTGGGTGGTACTCATATTGCCAGACTTCTTTTCTGCCTTTAGCATGAGGATTGCAAACCAAAGTTCTACTCAGGTATCGCTGTCTGCGAAGATAGCAAAGAGCCATCGAAATTTGAGGGGCTTTGAGATCGGTCTTTACAGCAATGTCATACAAAGTCAGAGGGGCTTGTTCTTCAATGAATACTGCCCTGACCTTAGATGCTGCACCTTGCTTTTCCATCAACTACTCCTTGTAATAGGTTAATAATCTTACTTCTTTTTTTTATCTCTGGCATCCAGAATAAATTTTTTCATCTCGAAATAGCTACCAAATCGAGCCTTGGCTGGATCACCGCCACATTCGACCCTGTAGGCTTCCTCAATCTGCTTATCAGTTCCTAGGGGCATTTCCTGAGCTTTTAAGGCTGCTTGTGTTACCCAACTAGCTTCAAAGGATCGCCATCCCTTAAACATGATGATTTCAATCACTTCTGACAATGGCATCTTGGCTTTGGCAGCTTCGGTTACTAGACGATTAACAATTCTGTCTGTAACTGGTGCTTTCAGTCTTTTCCTATAAACCAAAAAATCATTCCATAAATCAGACGAAACTCCTTCAGGAGTTGGAGTAGTATTTTTATGGTTAGTGGTTAGTGGTTTATGGTTAGTGGTTAGGGTTATTTGTGGGTTTTCTTTGGAAACCATCTGGGTTATTTCTGGGTTATGCTCTAAGTCCTTGATTTTCTTGGGTCTACCACCCAATTTACCCACAGTTTTATTTCTCTCAGCCTTCTCATGATACTTTGCAATTTCGATGTCGCATCTTTCATGATGCCATCCATCTTTCTTTAAATCGAAAAATTCTTTGAGTATTGAAAGGATGGTTTTCTCTTGGTTTACAAGTCGTAACCTTCTGATAACCGATTGGGTTTCTTTAGGGATTGGCTGCTCTGAATCGTAATAAAAATTAATTAACTTGAAATAGACAGCTTCTTCCTCAAGGCTCAAGTGGCTGGTTGCCAGATGCCAATCGGATATGTTGAATTTGTAGTAGTGCATATTCCTTCAGTCCAAGGTAGTCAGATTAAGGGATTGGGCAGAGCATTGACTAGATGCTTTTTCGGTTGCGAACCTAGCCCAAGGAAAAGATCATACTACTTTTTAATTTCTAATTCAGAAATTTTTATGAGGGATTTCCCTTGCCGAATAATTTCACCTCTGTAGACATGAAGTTCATCAACTTGTGAGTCATCATCAAATAATCCAGCTTGCACTAAAGCATCCAGTAAACTCTTGATCCGATTGTCAATGTCAGACTTCCTACGATCTTTGAAATGTAAAGTTACTGTCAAGGACAATCTTTTGTCCCCAAAATTAAGATGCTGCTGGCTCACTATATGAGCTACTTCTTTTTTAAACTCTCTGGCTGCAAGAGTTAAAAACCGCCTAGAACCAGCAAATCCCCAGTAGCTATTTACTGAGGGTGGAAGGGGCAGAATGAGGGTTAATTCGGTCATGTTGCATTTTTGCACATAACTTCTTGCAAGTGTAATAGTTTTGTGTAATACTACTTGTGTAGTTCGATAACCCACGAAAGGAAATCAAAATGCTTACAACTGTAGAAAAAGCAGTAACCAAGAGAATTGTAGAAACAGCTTTGGCTTTAAGTTATAAGGTTGGAGTGAGTGCAGATGGTGAAACTATTTGCAAACCATCAAAAAGTATTGAAAAGATTCTAAAAAATGCTTTTAACTGTGACTTTGTTGAACTTGAGCTAGATGGCAATAACAACAATGGTTTTATTTCATTGAATTTCTTTAACGATGGTCTTGAAATTATTTCCGATTATTCTGTCAATTTAGAAAATTTCATAGATTCAATCAGCTTTAAATCTTTAATCATTGACTTGTAAACATAGCCCCTTCGGGGGCTTTTCACGAAAGGTAAATTATGTATAACAACAATCGCTACTATGAACCAGAAGATGATGAGTCCGACAAGATTGATGATCGAGTCGCTGAACTCATGAAAGATGAATATAGCATTGAGAAGTATCACAACTTTGCAGAAGGTATTTCAGAAGCAAAAGAAGCAGATCGAGTCATCATAGAGGAGATGTTGTCAAAACCTCATGCTGACATGGACTTTGAAGCCCTGGGTCGCAAGTTATGGTCAATGGCTTATGAGTACATGGAAAACTATGCTATCAGTCATGCAGAAGAAAATTTGTCTAGCGGTTATTTAGATTAAACACGAAAGGTAATAATGAAAACTTTTAATGAACTACGCAAAATCAATGTCAATGAACATACTGAAAAAAAGGGTCGCTTTACCTATCTTTCTTGGACATGGGCAGTAGATCAGCTATTGCAAAATGATCCATCCGCTACTTGGACTTTTGGTGATCCAGTTTACTTTAATGAAACTCTAATGGTCTTTTGTACTGTCAATGCTTTTGGCAAATCTATGACCTGCCAGATGCCAGTTATCAATAATCAGAATAAAGCTATCCCTAATCCAAATGCTATGGATGTAAATACAGCGATGATGCGCTGCCTAACAAAGACTATCAGTCTTTTTGGTCTGGGTCTATACATTTATAGCGGTGATGATCTGCCTTTTGAGGATGAAAAAGAACCAGTTGATACTGCGCCATACATCAGCAATATTATGAAATCTACAACTGTAGAAGAATTAAAAAATAGCTATATTGCAGCAGTTAAGGCTTGTGGCACATTGAAAGAATTGGAGCAAGCCAAAGACATTCGCAAGAATGAATTGATGGCGGTGCAGTCATGAACAATGAACCAGTAGCGTGGATGGAATTGTATTTTGGAGAGCCTAATAATCTTGCTTGGGATAATACTGAATTAAGAGATAGCGGTGATGTCTATAAAACTATCCCACTCTACACCCATCCAGCAAATAAAAAAGTTGAAAAAAACACCGATTTGTACGAAAAAGTGTGTAATTGTACAAAAAAGTTAGACTTAACAGATGAGGAAATAGCTTTAGTTTGGGATAAATTTAGTGCATTACCAAGCCCAAAAGATATAAAAGATTTTGCTAGAGCAATACTAAGAAAGACACAAGAGAAATGACTGAAGGTATATGGATTGGATTAGCAATGGCTGGTAGTTTTGCTGTTGGATTTTATACGGCAATCTTTTGTATAAATTTAGCTT